CATATCCAAATTGTGACCAGTTTTCACTTATGTTTGAAGAGGATTTTGCTCGTTTTTGGGATCGAGCGAAACCTATGGCTCGGATGGAGTTTCTCCGTGCCATCAATGCTGATTGGTCTATGATAGATGGTTCGCAGTCCAAACGGAAAGTTCATGTGAAAACAGATGAAAAGTTTCTGGGTGTTGGAGAGCTGCGTTTGGACCAGCCTTATTCTGGCACGGCTGTGAAATTGGGTCGAATTATTAGCGCAGGTCGTCCATCGTCTAATACCATTATAGGTCAGCCCATTGGAGACCGACAGATGGCATGTGAAGCCGCTATTAATTTGCTCATACAAAACGACGATATGGAAAGTTTGCTGAAACTGCCTTTTATCATGACTTGCGGCATGTCTGCGCTCAACATATCAATTTTGGTCACAAAAATTATTAAATTCTTGGAGAATTCTGACACTGAGCAAACTCATTTTACATTGGTTGCGGGCGATGATATGTTGATTATTGGATCATATAAACATCAGATTTATTTTATGCACAATGATAAAACATTGTTTGATGCCACCGTTACGAGAGCAGCTTTGGATTATGAATTCGCTGTTCTTAATAAGATATATCCTTTTACACCAGATGAACAAAAAACAATGGAAGAACTGAAATCCACAAGATTCAAGGGGGATTACACCCGTGGATCCTACCTTGGACATCGTAACAGTGGTTCATATGACACAACTATAGGCAATAGTATACTGTGTGGAATAACAGCGGAAGCTTCCTTTGATGTTGTATTCCATATGGGCTTCCGACCGAATAATGCCAATTTCTGGGTCAAATGGAGGAATGACCAACTTCGATTTGGATTTATAAACAAACCAGTTTTGGTTTTTGATATAGCCAAAGTTAATTATCTCTCAAGCCGTTTTATACCGGTCCTCGATGATTTGGAACAGACGGCTTATTTTCTGACCCCATTATACGGGAAAAATCTGCCAAAAATATGCTTTTCTCAAAGTATGCCCAAAAATTGGCAGAAGTTGGCCGGTGATATAGCATATGGGACGCGTATCGCCTACACCGGAGATCCTTATGTCCAGAATCTGATGGATGTCTGGGCTGGTAAAGTTGGCGGATATGGGTCCGAACTGGGCTACTCAAACTGGTTGCACAGGTTGGACGGACCTTATATAGATCGAATGAAAGCACTTCGGCCCGATATTCAGATGTTG